CCATGAAAAAAACTCTAATTACTATCGGCCTCGCTATTCTAGCGGGGATAACTTCTCAAGCTGTTCGCGCTCAAAGCTCGGTGGATGTCCAGACGGAAGCTGTGACTATATCCACCACTTTGCCAGTTGGAGTTGGCGAGAGCCTAATGTCTCAAGCGGTAGTTCCGAATGGATTTATTTCCATCAAAGGGACGAACGCCATCATCGGTGGAAAGGCAGTTATCATCGTGCCGCTGACGACGCTCGGCCAGTTGGTGACAAATTTGCCTGCTGGTTATGACATCACAAATCTTGCGTCAGCAACCTTTTCCACGACAAGCAATGGGGTGGTGGTTCGCGCCAAGTTGGTGAGGTCGGTAGCTTCTGATTCAGCACCGACCACGAACGTGGAATCCAATGTGGACAACGCTGTCACAAACTCGCCATCAGCGGGTCAATGAGAACTTTTTAAGTTTTATGGCCGAACAAGAATTCAGAATCCACATCGTCGGTGATGTCAATAATACCGGCTTCAAATAAGATTGCGAGCGAGTGGCAACGGCCGAATACTCGACGGTCAATCACATTATAGTTAATTACTGATATATTATGAGTCATGATAAACATCTGAGCATTCTGACGGCGCTGGAGAATAATCTTCCAGCGAAGCCGGCTTTGCCATCTGCACCGGCAGTCATGACTCCAGCTCCCGAGAAGGAAGAACTCGTTTCAGATTCCGAGGAAGACTATAAGTTTGCACGTAAGAAGCTAAAGACTCTGATTCAGAAGGCCGAGGAGTCTTTGGACAGACTCATCGTCGTGGCCGACGAAGCCGAGCATCCACGAGCGTTTGAAGTCTTGACCGGAATGCTTCAGGCCACGTCCGACATGACGGACAAACTCATGGATCTGCAGAAGAAACGCAAGGAGCTCATCATTGGCAAGAAAGCCGAGGATGCACCTACATCTCAGCAACCTGCGACGAATGTCGCCGTGTTCGTCGGCACAACGGCGGATCTGCAGCAAAAATTAGCCAGTGGTTCTGATATTATTGTTGAAACATCCTAAAGTATAAATAGGAATGCTGGCCACGATGCTATCAACATCCGCCAGCTCTACAGTTCAACAATTAACGAGAGAACCGCAGCTATGCATATTTATCGACATCCTTCGCATGAACTATTGTGTTCACTTCCTAAACTTCCATTTTTCTATATTATTCAGCATAAAACTAGTAAACTATATTATGCTGGTTCTAAATATGCAAGAGCCCAATCATTTAAGAGAGAAACAAATCCTGCTACATTTATGACAAATGATGGCTATATCACATCTTCAAAATTAGTGCAGCAAATCATAAAACATGAAGGACATGATAGTTTTATGATTAAGAAAATTATCTTGTTTAATTCTATTGAACAAACTAGAGCATATGAAGCTAAATTTTTGCAAAGAGTAAATGCGGCCGCAAATAAATCATGGTTGAATAAAAGTAACAGTGGAGGCAATGGCTCTTATATTCGAAAAAAAGGCATAAAAGGAAAACCGCATACTGAAGAAACTAAACGTAGAATATCAGAAAAAGCTATCGGTAGAAAACTTAAACCGCTATCTCGGGAACATAAAGATAAATTGTCTAAACTCAATAAAGGTAAAAAACTTAAAAAACCAAGATCTATAGAATATTGCAAAAAAATGTCTAACACGTGTGCTGCGAATATGACGATTGAAAAAAGATTAAAAATAGCACAATCTTTGTTAGGTAAAAAAAGATCACGAGAATCGGTATTGAAAGGATTAGATACGGTAAAACAGAATAGACGCCTTGCATATAATGCGACGATTCAATCGCTAGGATACATATATTCTATGCTAATAGTATATGCTCCAAAATATGCAACGTGTAATTGACAAGTCGAAGATCGGCCTTTCATATCTTGGCAATGCTAATGTCAAGCGTGATGGCATTCAGCAGAATTTCACGGCTAAGGAGATTGAGGAGTATAAGAAGTGCATGGTCGATCCGGCCTACTTCGCTCGAACATATTGCAAGATCATCAACATCGACAAGGGATTGGTTCCTTTCAATCTCTATCCATATCAGGAGAAGATGTTCAAGCAGTTCAATGAGAATCGATTCAACATTGTATTGGCATGCCGTCAATCGGGAAAGTCTGTGTCCGTATCGATATATCTTCTATGGTATGCTCTTTTTCACGCCGATAAGACTATAGCTATCCTGGCCAATAAGGGCATGACGGCTCGCGAGATGCTGGCGCGCATTACTCTGGCTCTGGAAAATCTGCCGTTCTTTCTGCAACCGGGATGTCGTGCTCTGAATAAAGGATCGATCTCATTCTCCAATAACTCGCGAATCATCGCGGCCGCCACATCGGGCAACTCCATTCGCGGTCAATCGATTTCATTGCTTTACATTGACGAGTTTTCATTCGTAAACGATGCGGATACCTTCTACACGTCAACTTATCCGGTGATCTCTTCTGGCAAGAAGTCGCAGGTCATCATCACGTCGACCATGAACGGAGTTGGTAATCTCTTCTATCGGCTCTGGCAAGGAGCGGTTCAAGGAGCCAATGAGTATAAACCCTTTCGTGTGGACTGGTGGGATGTTCCAGGACGAGACGAGAAGTGGAAGCAGGAAACTATCGCCAATACGTCTCAGGCACAATTTGATCAAGAGTATAACAATCACGCGATTGGATCTACGGACACTCTTATTGCGGCCGAACATCTGCTGGCTCTGAAGGCTTCGATACCAATCGAGACGATTCGCAACGTGAAGATCTATCAGAAGCCGATTGAAGGGCATCGATATGTCGTCACGGTCGACGTATGTAAGGGACGAGGACAGGACTATTCCACTCTGACGGTCACGGATCTCTCGGTTCGTCCGTTCGAGCAGGTGGCTACCTTTCGAGACAATCTGATCTCTCCTCTGATCTTTCCGGATCTCATTGTTGGCGTGGCCAAGCGATTCAACGAGGCTCTGATCGTCATTGAGAACAATGACGTCGGACAGGTGGTCTGCAACGGAGTATACTATGACATGGAATACGAGAACACCTTCGTGGAACGATCTGGAGTCAAGGGAGGCATCGGCGTTACGATGACCAAGAGAGTCAAGAAGGTTGGATGCTCGTTCCTGAAAGATCTGATCGAGGGAAAGAAGCTGACGATTCATGACTCCGACGCGATACTCGAACTATCTACGTTTGCTGCTCATGGAGACAGCTATCAGGCCGAGGGAAACAATCATGATGACCTCGTGATGAACCTCGTGATGTTGGCTTGGTTTCTGACCACTCCATTTGCGGAGCTAAAGGACGGAGAGCTCAAGGAGATGCTCTTTGCGGAATCCGTGAAGGCGATGGAGGACGAGCTGGTGCCAGCTGGTTTCCTGGGAGGAGCAACTCAAGGAGAGGCGACTCGATCAATGGAAGTGTACAGCGAGATGCTCGAGCAGCAGCGCGCATGGGATTCTCTGTGAAACTCGAACTACAGTTGAAAAGTGAAATATAATAAATACGGTTAAGTGAGTTAATCCTCTTGTCATTCAACTTATCAAACCAATAACTGAAAGGTAACAACTAATATGGCATTCCTTGTCTCTCCAGGCGTTCAGGTTCAAGAAAAAGACCTGTCAAACGTCGTACCAGCCGTCGCCACTTCGATCGGCGCTTATGCCGGTCCGTTTAAGTGGGGTCCAATCGGCATTCCCGTCACGGTCTCCTCGGAAGTAGACCTCGTCACCAACTTCGGTAAGCCCGATGCGGCTCATGCGGTTCCGTTCTTGACCGCCGCAAGCTTTCTTAAGTACGGCAACACACTCAAGGTTTCCCGCTCGATCAAGTCTGACGCGGCAAATGCGATCGCGACCTACATCACGAACTCCGGTTCCGGATCGTATGTTTCTGCTTCGACGAGCGTTTTGATCGGTAACATCGATCAGTTCAACAACCTCTCGAGCTCCGCGGCTTCTCCGGTTGGATCCTCATCGTACACTTTCATCGCTCGATATCCTGGCACTACGGGCAACTCTCTGGGCGTCTACGTCGTCACGGCGGCTACGAGCCCGACGGACTCATATGGCAAGCTGTTCGACTACGTGCCGACCTACAACTCGAACAATACGACGGTCGTCACTACGGCTAGCAATACTATCGCGGCTTCTCAGAGCACGGTTCTGGTTTCCAGTGCTTCCTTTGTGAACACCGGCATCTCTACCTCAATGTACGTCATCGGCACCGGAATCTCCACTGGTTCCGCGGCTCGTGTGCAATCGATCTCCACGACCGGTTCAAACTATCTCATCACGCTGTCGAGTTCCTTCATCACCTCAACGACGTCGGCCAAGTTGACGTTCTTCGAACCCGATGAAGTTCACGTGGCCGTGGTTGATATTGATGGTGGTATCTCCGGTACTCCTGGCACTTTGATCGAGAAGTGGCAGAATTTGTCACTCTACACGGACGGTAAGCGTCCGGATGGCACGAACAATTACTATCGTGATTACATCAATCGTAATTCCTCGTGGATCTATGGCAACACTCTCGTCGCCGAGATTCCCAATGCGGACATATCTTTGAACAGCGCGGCATTCATCAATCTGCCGATCACCACGACGGCACTGGCGCACGTGCTTGGCAACTCCAACACATTGCAAATCACTGGTACTCCTGGTGGTAGTGGTTCGGACGGTTCCGTGATCGGTGCTTCTGGTGACATCAATAATGCATTGAATACCGTGTTCCTCGACGCGGCAACGATCGACATCAATCTGCTCTTCAGTGGCGACACTACTGGTTTGACCGGTCTCAGTGCCGCGGAGCAAACCGTTCAATCGATCGCAAACACTCGTAAGGATGTCGTTGGTTTCATCTCGGCTCCATTGAACATTTGGCAGCAGACCTCCAATTCGGCCAAGCAAGCGGCCATTCTGGCCAAGTTCAATGATCAGACGGCCACGCACGATTCATACTCCGTGTTCGACTCGACTCCGCTGTACGTCTATAATAAGTATCAAGACAACTACGTCTGGATTCCGGCGTGTGGTCACATGGCTGGCCTCTGTGCTAATACGGATACGGTAGCCGATGCGTGGTTCTCTCCGGCCGGTTACAATCGCGGCAATCTGAAGGGTGTGACCAAGCTGGCCTACAACGCCGATCAGGCCGGTCGTGACGCTCTCTATCAGGCCTCGATCAATCCGATCGTCTCGTTCCCCGGTCAGGGCATTCTGCTCTTTGGTGACAAGACCGCTCAGTCCAAGCCGAGTGCCTTCGATCGCATCAACGTTCGTCGCCTCTTCATCATCCTCGAGAAAGCGATCTCGACGGCCGCTAAGTATCAGCTTTTCGAGCTCAACGATCAGTTCACACAGGCAATGTTCCGTAACATGACGGAACCGTTCTTGCGGGACATTCAAGGTCGTCGTGGCATCACGGACTTCCTTGTGGTGTGCGACTCGACCAATAACACTCCGGGAGTGGTAGATGCCAATCAGTTCGTGGCGGACATCTACATCAAGCCTGCGCGATCGATTAACTTCATCACTCTGAACTTCATTGCCACTCGTACAGGTGTCTCCTTCTCGGAGATCGCTGGCGCCTCGAACGCGTAAACCTGGAAACCGACATATAAATAAAAGAAAGAAAAACTTATGCCAACTCTAGGTGTAGATCAATTCAAGTCCAAGCTGACCGGCGGAGGTGCTCGCGCTAATCTGTTTCAGGTCACGTGTAACTTCCCCGGCTTTGCCGGTGGTAGTTCGGAACTCGCTTCCTTCATGATCAAGGGCGCGAGTCTTCCAACCTCAACTCAGGGCCTCATCGAGGTTCCATTCCGTGGTCGTAAGCTCAAGATCGCCGGTGATCGCACGTTCCCTGAATGGACCATTAAGGTCATCAATGACGTGCCGATGAAGCTTCGTGACGCGTTCGAGCGTTGGATGAACGGAATCAATCAGCATCAATCCAATATCGGTCGCACGAATCCCAAGGACTACATGACCGACTGGTCCGTTGCTCAGCTCGATAAGTCTGGAGCCGTTGTGAAGACTTACATCTTTCGCGGTGTATTTCCTTCGACGGTCGGTGCTATCGATCTGGCCTATGACTCCAATGATACTATCGAGGAATTCGACGTGACGGTTCAGTATCAATACTGGGAAGCCAGCTCGACTCCGAGCTCGGGTGGATCTGGCGGAAGCTTTGGTATCTCGGCCGGTGTCTCCGCTTCCGTCAACGTGGGCGGTGTAACCATTAGCGGTGGTATCGGAACCTAATCTTCAGAAGCAACTCATGGGCGGTTCGAGTAACATCGAGCCGCCCTTTTTAGCTTTTGAAACGGTATAAATAGATTCACCATGAAATTGTTCGGTCTGAATATCACTCGTGAGATTAAAAAGAATCAGGAGCTTCTGCAACCAACGGCTCCTGAATTCGATCGCGGCCTTTTGCCTATTGCGTCCGAACAACCTGCGGAGAAAAAATCTTTTGTTCCCAAAGAAGGCGAGGATGGTTCGACCGTCATCTCGGCTGGTGGATACTTTGGTCAATATATCGACATCGACGGTACGACCGTAGCTTCAGATCAGGATCTGATTCTCAAGTATCGCAACGCGGCCGAGCAGCCCGAGTGTGACATGGCCGTGAACTACATCATGGACGAGGCCATTGTCTCTGGCGAAGACGGTGCACCGGTCTCGCTGGTCATGAATGACCTTGAATATGGTGACGACGTGAAGGACGCGATTCAAAAAGAATTTGATGAGGTGCTTCGCCTGCTCGACTTCTCTCGCCAATGCTCGGACATCTTTCGTCGTTGGTACGTCGACGGCCGCCTATACTATCACATCATCGTCGATGATCACGATCCATCGAAGGGCATTCAGGAACTTCGATTCATCGACTCCATCAAGATTCGTAAGATCCGTGAGGTCGACACACGAATCGATGCGGAGACCGGTGTCAAGCTCATCACGACCAAGGCTGAGTATTTCGTATACAACGAGAATCAGATCGCTGGTCAACTGGTTCAGACGGTCAATACCGGTGACTCCGTTACGGGCCTTCGAATCGATCCCTCGGCAATCTGCTACATTCCCTCTGGTCTTCTTGACTCAACTCATAAGCGCATCGTCTCTCACATTCATAAGGCTCTGAAGCCGGTGAATCAGCTGCGTATGATGGAGGACTCTCTGGTCATCTATCGCATCTCTCGTGCTCCGGAACGACGCATCTTCTATGTCGACGTTGGCAATCTGCCCAAGGCCAAGGCCGAACAGTACATGCAGGAGTTGATGTCGAAGTATCGTAATAAGATGGTGTATGACGCCAATACAGGTGCCATGCGAGATGATCGTCGACACATGTCGATGCTCGAGGACTACTGGCTTCCTCGTCGTGAAGGTGGTCGCGGAACCGAGATCTCGACTTTGGCTGGTGGACAGAATCTGGGACAGATCGACGACATCGTCTTCTTCAAGAAGAATCTGTACCGTTGCATGAATGTTCCTCTGTCTCGCTTCGAGGCCAAGGAATCACTCTGGACGGCCGGAAAGTCCACGGAGATCAATCGCGAGGAAGTAGCCTTTCAACGCTTCGTGGATCGTCTGCGGAGACGCTTCTCTTCTCTGTTCCTCAATCTTCTGAAGACTCAGCTCCTTCTCAAAGGTATCATCGTCGAGGATGACTGGAGACTGATCAAGGAGAAGATCTCGATCGATTTCAAGCGAGACAACTACTTCGCGGAACTCAAGGACTTCGAAGTCCTTTCGGCTCGCATGGATATGCTTGGTAAGGTTGGCGAATTCATTGGTCGATACTACTCCGAGAAGTGGGTGCGGCGTAATGTTCTTCGTCAGTCCGATGATGACATCGAGAAGATGGATCTCGAGATTGCCGAGGAAAAAGCCAAGGGAGATATCGCTCCGGACGCCGGAGAGAACGTTCCACAGGGTGGAACTCCAGCAGAAGGAATTCCAGGCGGAGAAGAAGCCATGGGTGGTATGCCAGCCGGTGCTGAAGGATTAGGCGCTCCGGAAGCCCCAATCGAAGCTGAAGCTCCTGCTGAAGAAGTTCCTACTGAAGAGATACCTGCACCCGAAGAGACTCCGGTGGCTTGAAAATCACAAATCGTATAAATAAACCTTTAAGATGAATAAACACGCCGAAACTTTTGTTCATGCGGTCATTGCCGGCAATACCGAACAGGCCGAGCAAGCTTTTCAACGTGGATTGGCCGAGAAGGCAATCGCGGCGTTGGAAGTTCGCAAGCTGGCTCTGGTCGATCAGGTTTTCAATAACCCTACGGTCGAATCTAAGTAATAGAGAAAACGAGAGTCGCACATATTGGATCTAAAAGATCAGAAGAGAGTAGAGCAAAAATGCGATTGGCCTGGGAAAAGAGAAAACAGCGGAAATTGGAATAAGAAATTATGGCTTTACTCATCACGGAGTATAACGAGAACGGCATCAAGCCTCTCATTGAAAGTGCCGGCACCGAGAAGAAGTACTTCTTGGAAGGCGTTTTCATGCAGGCCGAGAAGCAGAATCGAAATAATCGAATCTATCCTCGTTCCGTACTCCGTGAGGCCGTCAGTCGTTTCGTCGCCGAGCAGGTGTCGACTGGCCGTGCGGTAGGTGAACTCAATCACCCGGACGGTCCCACGATCAATCTGGATAAAGTGTCACATCGCATCACGGAATTGAACTGGAACGGAGATGATGTGTATGGCAAGGCACTGATTCTCAACACTCCGATGGGACAGATCGTCAAGGGCCTATTGGATGGTGGAGTGAAACTTGGAGTGTCCTCTCGCGGCATGGGTTCAGTTGAATCCCGCGCAGGTAAGACCTACGTGAAGCCAGATTATAGTCTGGCCACGGTCGACATTGTTCAGGATCCCTCGGCTCCCTCGGCCTTCGTCGAGGGAATCATGGAATCGGTTGACTGGGTGTTTGATGGAAAACAGTACGTTGCCAACAAAGTCGATCGAATGAACGAGTCGTTGAAGAAAATCCGTCAGACACGAAGCAAAGAATTTTACGCTGAAGCTCAGATCAAATCATTTGAGCAATTCCTTCGGGATATCAGCTAACAGAATCTCTCCTGATACGTCAGGGAGTTATTGGTATGGGTACTCGAAGCGAGCCTGTTTGCTCGATCGAGATTGAATAGTATGAGACTGAGGTCCCTTCGGGGCTTCCTCTCCAACAAACATTGAAGAAGATGGCCACGAAGAAAAACCAAAAGAAGATCGAGGAATCGATCGAGAGCATGGATCAGAGCGTTAAAGATATGGAGAAGGCAATTGCGGCCGCGCCGCATGCTAAAGCTCCGATCGCACACGCTCCTGGTCCAATCACGGAAGAGGAACCCGTCTCGAAAGACGAAGCTGAGAAGCTCGATGACGAGAACGGTGATTCCAACTCGGAAACTCACGGAGAAGAGGACAAAGAATGTACCTGTACCTGTGACGGCGAATGCACCTGTGGAAGCACGGAAGAGCATGAAGAGGGAGACGAAGCTGAAGAAGCTGAAGTCGACGTGGATCAAGTCGACATGGAAGAGGACGTCACGGCACTGATGAACGGTGAAGCCAACCTCACGGAAGGTTTCAAGTCCAAGGCCAAGACGATCTTCGAAGCGGCCGTTAAGAGCAAAGTTCGCTTGGCTCGTAAGCAGCTCCATGAAGGATATCAGATCAAGTTGTCCGAGAAAGCCGAGCAGATCATGAACACGGTCACCGAACAGGTCGACTCGTACCTCGTGTACGTCGTCGAATCCTGGATGAAGGAGAATCAAGTCGCCGTCGACTCGACCCTTCGCACGGAGATCGCCGAAGGCTTCATCACCTCTCTGAAGAACGTGTTTGCCGAGAGCTACATCGAGGTTCCCAAGGCCGACAAGGACTTGGTGGAATCATTGAACTCTCGCATTGTCGAGCTTCAGGAGCAAGTGAAGCAGAATGATCAGCTCGTTGAATCCGTGAAAGTTCAGAACGAGAAGTTGATGCGCAAGTCCATTCTCGCGGAAGCGTCGAAGGGATTGGCGACCACTCAGGCCTCTCGTTTAACGGAGCTCACCAAGGACGTCATCTTTGAATCCGCGGAAGCCTTCTCGAAGAAGGTGACCACGATCAAGGAGTCGTACTTCTCTGGCAAGGCTCCTCAGTCAGCGCCGTCTTCCATCGTGAAGGCGAACGTGAAACCACAGAAAGTAGTTAATTCGGGTACGATGATCATCGAGGGTCAAGAAGATTCCATGGCTACATTGCCAGATGACATGAAACGTTACGTCAGTGCTATCTCTCGCGCTGAACGCAATAATCCGAATCGTCGGTGAGAGAATAACCCCCAACCATAACAAAAAGAAAGTATGTTTAATACCGAACAGTCCGAACAAAAATGGGCAGCGGTGTTGGATCACGCGGAAGCTCCTGCATTTAAGGATAACTATCGCCGGTCCGTCACGGCCGCATTGCTCGAAAACCAGCAGAAGGCTCTCAAAGAAGAGCGCTCGATGCTCGCCGAAGCCGACATGGGCACCGGTGCGATTCAAAACTTCGATCCGATCTTGATCTCCCTCGTGCGCCGCGCGATGCCGAACTTGATCGCCTACGATATCGCCGGCGTTCAGCCGATGAGCGGACCTACCGGTCTGATCTTCGCGCTCAAGCCGAAATACACCTCCGCGTTGAGCACGACCTCCGGTCAGACCGTTGTGGCCGGTGACGACTCGCTCTATGGCGGCGTTCAAGGCACGACTTCGAATCAGCCTTCCGTGGCTGGCTCTTCGACGGCCTCTCAGTCCTCGTACTACACTAGTACGATCAGCAATGCGACCTCAACGGCCGGTTCTACGACCATCACGTTGACGGCGACTCCTCTCGCGGGCCTTGCGGTCGGCGATTTGGTGATCGCTCAGGGCGTCGTTCCTGGCACTCGTGTTACATCCGTTACCACTAACTCTGGTGTGGTTACGATTGACACGGCGTTGGTCTCGTCCTTGAGTTCGGCTTCAACCGTGTTGTTTGCGAACCTGGCTCCGATCACCTCGGCGTTCTCGGGTAATCAAACCTTTGCTGGTACGGCTCCGTATCTGGTCGGTCAGGCTTTGCCTACGGCGACCGGCGAATTGCTTGGTACCGGCAGCGGTAATCAAGACTTCGCTACGATGGGCTTTGACATCGAAAAGACCGTCGTGACCGCGAATACTCGCGCGCTCAAGGCGAGCTACACGATGGAACTCGCTCAGGATCTCAAGGCCGTTCATGGTCTCGATGCGGAATCCGAGCTGGCGAACATCCTCTCCTCGGAGATCCTGTTCGAAATCAATCGTGAAGTCATTGAAACGATCAATGCGAAAGCCGTCCTCGGCGCTCGCTTCAACTACACCACGCCTGGTGTTTACGACGTCCGCACGGACGCGGATGGTCGCTGGGCCGCGGAACGGTACAAGAGCCTTCACATGGCGATTGAGCTCGAAGCGAATCAGATCGCCAAGGAAACTCGCCGTGGCAAGGGTAACTTCATCCTCTGCTCGTCCAACGTAGCCTCGGCTCTGGCCGCGGCTGGCTCTCTGGACTACGCGCCGGCTCTGAGCTCGAAGCTCGAAGTCGACGACACGGGTAACACCTTTGCTGGTGTGTTGAATGGTCGCATCAAGGTGTACATCGATCCGTATACCTTCACGGACTACATCACGGTCGGCTATCGTGGCACGAATCCGTACGACGCTGGTATCTTCTATGCGCCTTACGTTCCGCTCACCATGGTCCGCGCGATCGATCCGGCTTCCTTCCAACCTCGTATCGCCTTCAAAACGCGTTACGGCGTGGTCGCGAATCCGTTCGTTCAGCAGATCAATCCGGCGGCGGCTGGTGCTCAGAACGGCACCGATCGTGGCAACTTTTATTACAGAACATTTTCTGTGCGTAATATCAGTCTCCGCGGCGTTCAGGCTGCTACAAGCTAAGCTGATTAGCTTCGCTATCATGACCGCAGTCCTCGAAAGGGGACTGCGGTTTTTTCTTGTCCATAAATAAACATCAATGAACTCGCTGACGACCAATCTGAATTTCCTGCAGCAGGTTAACTTTAAGCTGACAATTCAGAATCCCAAATTTACAAACATTGAGTATTTTTGCACATCCGTGAATATTCCTTCATTGAGCATGGGAGAAGTCAAGGAAAACTATCACAATCAATCGGCTTATTTTCCTGGAGAAACAATCACATATGAGACTCTTCGTGTAAAGTTCATGGTCGATGAGAACATGAGCAATTATGTGGAAGCGCTCAATTGGCTTCAAACAAATGCGACCACATCTGGTCAGCCTCTTCGTACGGATGTGATTCTGTCGGTTCTTTCTTCGAAGAATACGATAAATCGCCAGTTTCAGTTTCATGACGCCTTTCCGACCACGATCGGTGAGCTTCAGTTTGACACACAGGCACAGACGATTCAATATCTGCCCTGTGATCTGACTCTGCGATTCAACTACTTCAATGTGCTCGTGTAGCACCCTGTATAGGTATAAATAATTTCAGATTACATTATGATTACCGTTGAAGACATCATCAAGGAATGGGAATCCGATTGTCAACTTGACTCTCTGGCATTGGACGACTCGACCCTCAAGTTCGCCAAGATTCATGCCAAGTACCTGGCATACCTCACGGAGTTTAAGCTCAAGCTTCGTACCACAGAATCCAAGCTGTCCGAGCTTCGTCATGCCAAGTGGCTATACTACACCGGTAAGATGACACAGGAGGAAATGGACGAGCGCAAGTGGCCGTACGATCCATTCAAAGGTGCCTCGAAGCCTCTTCGCTCGGATCTGGAAACCTACGTCGACGCGGATTCGGATTTACGTGTGGCACTCGACAAGAAAACATACTTTCAGACCGGCGTGGACGTTCTGACGGAGATTCTCGATACACTTCGCTGGAGGCATCAGCACATCAAGAACGTTCTGGACTTTCGAAAGTTTACGGCCGGGTGCTAATAAATACTACATGGCCATCATACACGTCAATTCGATCGATCAGGCACACCTTCGCGTGACCTGTGAGGATTCCGGAGTCCTTCAGGAGCTATCTGAGTTCTTCTCGTTCTTTGCGGCCGGATATCAGTTCTCTCCGGCCTTCAAGCGTCGGCAATGGGATGGGCGTATACATTTGTTCAATCTTCGTAATCAGACTCTTCCGGCCGGTCTGCTCCATCACCTTCAGAAGTACGCGGACTCACGGAAACACGAACTTGAACTGGCACCAGGGCTGTGGCTTCCCGACCTCTCAGAAGCTGAATCCGAAGCGTCTGAAGGCCTTTATGCGGCCACCGGGGCGGACGATAAGCCGCTCGAGCTAAGGGATTACCAGAAAGATGCCATAGATCGTGCGATCAAGCTTCAGAAGATCCTTCTGGTTTCCCCGACCGGTTCTGGTAAGTCTCTGATCATCTATCAGCTTCTACGATGGTATCTGAATCATGTCAAAGGTTCTTCGAAGAAGGCAATCGTCATCGTTCCTACCACATCGCTCGTGGAACAGATGTATCAGGACTTCTCGGACTACTCGGCCAAGGATAAGGACTTCAATGCCGAGAAGAAGCTTCATCGAATCTACTCAGGTCAGGAGAAAGAATCCGATGCTCCGGTGATCATCACGACCTGGCAGTCGGCCGTTACCATGGGGCCCAAGTGGTTCGAGCAGTTCGGCGGTGTCTTTGGCGATGAGGCACATCTGTTCAAGGCCGTTTCACTGACCAAGATCATGAGCTGGCTCAAGAACGCTTGGTTCCGCATCGGAANGACCGGTACGCTTCCGGGAGGTGAGGATGCCAAGGTCAATAAGCTGGTGCTCGAAGGATGCTTCGGTCCGACCTATCAGGTGACGACAACACATGAGCTCATCGACGCGGATGTTCTGGCTCAGTTGAAGATTCACATGCTCGTGCTGAAGTATCCCGAGGCAATTCGCAAGGAGCACGATTCCCTCGATTATCAGGACGAGCTCGACTTTCTGACNTCATACGAGCCACGCAATC